GATTTAGAGATTCGCCAAGAAGGTGATGGCATGACTTTGCGTGGTTATGCAGCTGTGTTCAACAGCCCTAGTCAGCCTTTGCCTTTTATTGAAACTATCCAGCCTGGAGCGTTTAGAGATTCTTTGAAGTCACGTAACGATGTGAAACTGTTGTGGAATCATGACACTAGCGTTGTTTTGGGTTCTACTCGTGCAGGTACTTTACGCCTTATGGAAGATGATCGTGGGTTGCTTGTTGAAGCCGATTTGCCGATGACTCAGGCAGGTAAAGATGCTGCCATAAGTATTCAGCGTGGCGATGTTACAGCCTTTAGTTTCGGATTCCGTATTCCTAGTGGTGGCGATGAGTGGGCTAACGCTAATGAGCGTTTGTTGAAGCGTGTCAATGTTCATGAAGTTAGTGTTGGGGTGGCTTTCCCAGCATATACCGCAACGGATGGAACAGCCAATGTTAGATCTATGAATGAACTGTCTGAAAAGATTTTGAAACTTGCTGAACTTCGTGGCGTGTCTGCCGAAGAACTAACTGATGCTTTGTTGGCTTTAGAGTCTGGTGAAGTTCTTACTGAACGTCAGGGCGAACTGTTGACAGATACTTTGGGTAAGGTTTTGAAGAAAGACCCTGAAGTTACTAATCCACAGGCTTTGTTAGATCTAAAGAAGAAGCAGCTTGATTTGCTGATGCAGCGTGTATAGTTGATTTGTAGGCATCCTCTCATTGTGCCTGCTTTTAAAAAAGAAAACTAATTCTTTCCCCCTGATTTGTCCCAGGGGGTTTTCTTTTAGCCTGATAAAGTATTTTTAGAACTGAACTGCCTGACCATTGTGAAGATGGCAGTGAGATGGCTTCCGTATGGATGTCAGGGGTGCGATTCCTTATCAGTTCACGAAGACCCCAGAACTGTCCCTGTAATGCAAGCCTGCATAGATCAAACAGCTGGGGTTTTTTTATGTGCGTGTATAAACGTGTTGTATAGACTTTATTTGTCAGGTGCGTTTATCCCCTGATCGGGTTATGTGAGTTTATCTCTGAACCTAAAACAATCCCTTACATTTATGTTCTTGAAAGGAACAAACCATGAGCGAATTTATCGCAAAACAGGTTGATGCAAAGGCTAAGGCATGGCACGAAGCTAAGGAACTGATTGATTCAGTTGAAGCTCGTGGCGGCGTTTGGTCAGGCGAAGACGAAGCAAAATACGCTTCTCTAACTGCAGACATCAACAAGAGAAATGAACTAATCGAGCTAGAGCAGCGTGAAGCTAAAGTTGCCGAAGCAATGCAGTCAATCAAGGTTGACTTTGCTGCTGACAGTGCACTTAATGGCGATGCAGAGATCCTTCGTAAGATGGCTGCAGGCGAAATACGTGGCCACGAATTTAACATGGAGCAGAGAGCTATAACAGGCTCTAGCACTGGCTCGCCTGTGCCTACTTCCTTCTTCGGAGAAGTGATTCGTGTTGCTCGTCTTGTAAACCCATTGCTTGAGTATGCAACAGTTCTAAACACTGCTGGTGGAGAAAACTTACAGATTCCTTCACAGGCAACTTTCTCAACAGCAACTATCGTTGGTCAGGGTGTTTCTATTGGAACAAGCGAGCCGACGTTCAATGCGTTTCAGACGTTATCGAGCTTTAAGTTTTCTGCTTTGGCACAACTTTCTCGTGAACTAATCGCTGATGCTGGTGTTGACATTGTTGGTTTCTTGGCTGAACAGTTTGGTAACGCATTTGGTTATGCAATTGCAGACAAGATTGTTAACGGAACTGGAACAGTAGAGCCTACAGGTTTCTTGCCTGTTGCAGGTACTGGTCTCACTGGCTCCACTGGAGTAAGCGGGGCCTTTTCGGCTGATAACGTCATTGACTTGATTTACAGCCTTGACGGTTCACTTCGCAACCGCCCTTCATTCGCAATGCTTGCAAACAGCACTTCTATTGCAGCTCTGCGTAAGCTAAAGGACACTGCAGGTAACTATGTGTTCCAAGTTGGAGATTCAAAGGATCGTCGTGACCTAGTTCTTGGCGTTCCTGTTATCGAGACTCCTGCTATGCCGAACCCTGGCACTGGCGTTAACTCTCTTGCTGTAGGTGACCTAAAGAGCCTATACATTAGAACTGCTGGTGGTGGACTTACCGTGGACAGGTCAGACGACTTCGCCTTTGGTAATGATCTTGCTACTTGGAGAGCTACATGGAGACTCGACTCCAAGCTGATCCAGACTGCAAACATCAAGAAGTTCAAGGGTGGAGCAAGCTAAGGCTTCTTTACCTTCTTAGATTTCACCCCCAATTCGGCTGCGTAGGGCTGTCTTGGGGGTGTTTTCTATTATGCTGACTGTATGACTAAATCTGTTATTTCTTGGTACAGCAATTCCCTAAATCAAAACACTGGTTATGGTACACAGTCTAAGCAAGTTATTCAAAGGCTTGTGAAGGATGGGCATAAGGTTGCCATGATGTCTAACTATGGTGGTGAAGGTGTCAACAGTCTGATTGAGACAGGCTCAGGTTTGATACCTCATTACAGTCGTGGCATGAATCAGTATTCGACTGATGTGTTGCCTTTGAATCATGCTCATTGGAAGGCAGAGAACCCTAATCTTCCTGCGTTTTTGATTACGCTCTATGATGTTTGGGTTTTAGATAATCCTGCTTTAGATAACATCCCGATTGCTTCTTGGACTCCGATAGATCACCAGCCTGCACCTGAAAAGGTTTTGGCTTGGTTGAAGAAACCTAACGTTACGCCTATTGCTATGAGCAAGTTTGGTAAGGCGATGATTGAAAATGCAGGGTTAGAGTCTGAATACATCCCACACGCTATTGACACTAATCTGTTTAAGCCTACTGAGTTCTTGCCTGAAGGTAAGTCTGGGCGTGAGTTTGTTGGTGGTACAGATAAGTTTGTTGTGGGCATGAACTTTGCTAATAAGGCTGGTGGCTTTATTCACCGTAAAGCTGTATCTGAAAACTTGTTGGCTTTTGCTATTTTCGCTGCTAAGCATGATGACGTTATTTTGTATTTGCATACTGAACCGTATGGCAAGCAGTCTGGGTTTGTGTTGCCTAACATTTTGCAGGCTTGTGGTGTTTCCCCTGAAAAGGTGATGATGGTTGACCCTATTGCGTATCAGTATGGGATTAGCCAAGACACTTTGGCTGCGATCTATTCGGCTTGGGATGTGGGTTTGTTTTGTAACTATGGTGAAGGCTTTGGGATTCCACAGATTGAAGCTCAGGCTTGTGGTGTGCCGATTATTACTTCTAACTTTGCAGCTAGTGCTGAACTTGCTTCTTCTGACTCTTATCTGGTCAATGGTCAACCGTTTTGGGATGCAGGGCAACACACTTGGTTTAACATTCCTTTGGTGTCTGGCATTGTGGATGCTTTGGAGCAGGCGTATCAGCGTGGCAGGGGTGAGTTCCCAGACACTATTGCTTTTGCTAAGGACTACGATGCAGACAAGGTTTATAAAGAATCTTGGCGGCCGTTGATAAAGAAGCTCTCAGAAAAGTGAAGTTGATTGTTCCTGTTTTGAACAGGTTTGATTTGTTGAAACGCATGATTGAGAGCATTGATGTTGAAGCAACTGTTTATGTAATCAATAACTCTGGTGTTGAGCAAGACGATTTTTATCACGAAAATCCTTTAGTAAATGTTCATTGGGTGGAGTTGCCTAGTAACTTAGGTGTTGCAAGTTCATGGAATCTAGGTATCAAGATGTTGCCTTTTGAAACACGCTGGTTCTTTACTTCGGCTGACTGCTGGTTTAGACCAGGCGATTTAGATCTGTTGAAGACTGCTAAACGTGATGCTTTGACTTTGTGCGATAAGTTCCCTTACTACCAAACTTTTGTTGTAGGTGACGAAATAGTGAACTCTGTGGGTTTGTTTGATGAAGCGTTGCACCCTATTTATTTTGAAGATAACGATTATGAGCGAAGAATTGCTCATGCTGGTTTGCGTGTTGACCGGTTGGCTTTACAGCTGGGGCATGACAACAGTTCAACAATCAATAGTGATGCAAGGTTGAGTTTGCGTAATGAAACAACTTTTAGAAATAATCAAAAGTATTTCAATCAGAAGGTTGATGCACACATCTTTGATGAAGGTCGTTGGCAGTTGCAGATTAGGAGAGCAAACTCTTGGGATTAGTTGTTGTTACAGGTGTTGCAGGGTTTCTGGGTTCACATATTGCTGATGCGTATTTGGCTAAGGGCTGGCAGGTTCGTGGCATAGATAACTTACTTGGTGGGTCGTTGGATAATGTGCCTGCAGGTGTCGAGTTCCATAATCTTGATTTGGATGATTTAGAAGCCATTTCGCCTGTGTTTGTGGGTGCAGATTTGGTTATTCATTCTGCTTGCACAGCTTATGAAGGTTTGAGTGTGTTTAGCCCTGCTCTTGTGGTCAGAAACACTGTTCAGATAAGCGTGAACGCCATGACAGCAAGTATTCGGGCTAAAGTACCAAAGTTTGTTTACATGTCTTCTATGGCTCGTTATGGCAATAATCATGGTGATTTCTTTGATGAGAGTCTTGACCCTAAACCGCAAGACCCTTACGGTATTGCTAAGTTAGCTGCAGAAAAGTTGTTGACTAATTTGGCTAAGGTTCACGATGTTGATTTGGTTGTTCTTGTGCCACATAACATTGTTGGGGCTAGACAGAAGTTTGATGATCCGTTTAGAAATGTTGCGAGCATTATGACTAACAGGATGTTGCAGGGTAAGCAACCTGTTATTTATGGTGATGGCACTCAGTTGCGTTGCTTTAGTTTTATTCAGGATGTTATTGCACCTGTTATGACTGCTTGTGAGTCTGAGCAGGCTGTAGGGCAGGTTATCAATATTGGCCCTGATGAGTCACCTATTTCGATTATTGAATTGGCTGTGCGACTTGCAGAGATTATTGGCTTTGACCTTGACCCTATCTTTATGCCTGGCAGGCCACAAGAAGTTTATGTTGCTTTATGTAGCTCAGATAAGGCTAGACAACTTTTAGGGTACGAAACGACTGTCACTTTAGATCAGGGGTTGCGTGAGTTGGTTGATTGGATTAGACCTAGGGTGAAGGACTTTGAATATCATTTACCTATTGAGATTGATTCTGATTTGACCCCTAAGACTTGGACTCAAAGGCTTATCTAAGGTTACGCTAAACTAGTAAAGACTTTAGGAGTTTATTTTGGCCTTAACTAATGCTTACTGCACTCTTGCAGATGTAAAAGCTGCACTTCGTATCTCAGACACTATTGATGATGCTCTGATTGAGAACAGCATAAACTCTGCTTCTCGCATGATTGACCAATACTGTAACCGTTACTTCTATTCAACTGCTGCAGGGGAAGTCCGCTACTATCAGGCTAATGATGGTTTTGTTTGTTGGATTGATGATGCACAGTCTATTTCTGACTTGAAGACTTCTAGCACTGATCCACTTATCTTTGATACGACTTGGGAAGTTGGCGATTATCAGCTGCAACCTAACAACAACAAGGCGAATGGTGCGTATAGTCCTTACACTTTGATAACTGCTACCGATAACTATTTATTCCCTGTTTGGGCTGAGATTGCTTTGGTGCAGGTTACAGGTCAGTTTGGCTGGGCAGTGACTCCAGACCCTATCAAGTTTGCGACTATCATTCAGGCTTCAAGACTGTTCAAACGCCTAGAGTCCCCACTTGGTGTTGCAGGTGTATCGGACATGGGAATTATGCGTGTAGGTTCAAACATGGATGGTGACGTTGCTCAGCTGTGTAACCCTTACCGTCTGCTTAGAACAGGTGCTTAATGTCTATTAGTTTGCTTCGTGCAGGGCTTGCTAAGAACCTTGGAACTATCAAGGGCTTACGTGTTGTTGAAACGCTACCGGACTTAGTAAACCCACCTATGGCTATGATCGGGTTGGCTAAGGTTGCCTACAATCAACAGAATCAGCGTTCTATGGCTGAATACACTTTTCAGGTGACTGTTGTTTTGGGTCGTGTTTCGGAGCGTACAGCTCAACGTGACATGGATGTTTTGGTTGCTCCCGGCGAAGGTTCAGTCAAATACGCTATTGAGAGTGATCGTACTTTGGGCGGTAATGCTTATGAAGTGTTTGTGCCTGAACTCTCTGCTATTGGGGCTGTTAGTATCAACGGTATAGACTATTTCAGTGCCGAGTTTTCGGTTCAAGTTTTCGCAAGATAAGGATAAATAATGGCAATTTTTGTCGCAACAGATTTCAACGTTTCAATCAATGGTTCAACTGCTCTTGCTGGCTACCTGACTCAGGTTGAGTTGAAGACCACAGCAACCGATGTTACAACTACTGCTTTTGGTTCACCTTGGGTGACACGTGTTGCAGGGCTAAAAGAAGGTTCATTGACTTTGACTTTCAATCAGGATTATGCGATTGCAACAGTTGATGCTACTTTGTGGCCGCTTCTAGGTACTAACGCAACTGTTGTTATCAGACCTTCTTCTTCAGCTGTAGGAAGTGCAAACCCTGCTTACACAGCAATCTGCACAGTGCTAGATCTAACCCCTGTTTCAGGCACTATCGGTGACCTTGCTACTTTCTCTGTTACATGGCCTACAACAGGTGCAGTTTCGAGAGCTGTAGCCTAATGAATCAACTAAACCTACGCATAGAGTTGACTGATGGAACTGTGATAGATGTTCTATCTTCTGCAGGGGACATTGTCAAATGGGAAGAC